GTTCATGTTCGACGATCCCCGTAAGGCGGCGCTCATGCTGACGCGCCAGCGCCTGGGCTTGCCAGAGAACGCGAAGCTCAAGGACGAGACTGCAGCGATTGCGCAGGTGGTCGCGTACCTCAAAGAGCAATTCAAGGAGCTCTACGCAGCGCCCATGCTCGACCGCCCGATCGACTTGCAGGAAGTGGAGACAGTGCTGTGCAAGTGGAAGTCCCACTGCAACGGTCACTACCCCGTCGGCAACGACACGATCGAGATCAACGAAGGCATGGAGCCGTGGGCAGCAGTAAGCGAGACGGCGCGACTGGTGAAGTCGAACATGCCGAAGTGGAGGGACTAATGCGCGTGCACATCGAAGGCTTTGGCATCACCGGGGCGTTGCTCGCCTGGAAGCTCGACCAGCTTGGTCGCGACTTCACGTGGCACGACATCGACGCGCCGCAGACCGCGTGGAAGGCGTCGACCGGCGCGATCTACCCCTGCGACGTACCGTACACGATCAACTGGGAAGCGTACGAGCGCTGGCTGGCGTGGGCGGACGATCCTGGCTTCCCCAGTCAGTTCTTCGAGCGTGCGCGCTACGTGTACAACCACAAGCGCCCGCCGCACCACGGCAAGTACAAGCAGGAGGCTCTTCCGTTCGGCCTCGCTGCGCCTGCGTCGCCGGAACTGTACAGCTTGCACTTCAATGCGCAGGCGTTCGTTCCGGCGATGCGGGAGCGCTTCGCCAGCCGCCGCGTCGCCGATCCGCCGGTGTCAGACGTAGACCGCTACATCGTGGCGCACGGCTTCGGCAAGCGCTATGCGTTCGGCTACTGGGGTTGGACGCGGCTCGTCCGGCTGGCGTGGGACGCTTCGATTGCGGAGCAGCTGCGCCCTAGCTTCTACTTCCGCGAGGGCCGGTTCACTATGGCCTACGCGTACCCGGTTCCTGGCACCACGTGGTGGTACGCTGGCTCGTCCATCATCAAGCAGAAGACGCGCCGCTCGCTCGACATGCCGGAGAAGTACGAGCGCTGGAAGCAGAACTTTCTGCGCCTCGGCAACGGCGCGGTCGAGATCACCGCAGAGGGCGAGTACCTCGAAGGCTGGCGACCGGCGCGCGAAGACGGCTTGTGGGTGCGCGAGGAACTGCGTGACCCTAGCGGCAACATCGTGCTCTCTGTTCCGCCGCTCTGGAACAGCGGCATCCGTCACTTCCCGATGGTGTGGGCGGGCATCGCTCCTTACCTGGGCATCACCAACCAGGGTCTGGATGTGCTAGACCTTTCGGGGCGTAACTAATGGCGCGGCGCTCTCGCTCTCGCATCGACTGGACTTGGCCTTGCTTGTTGTTGATCAACGGGCTGTGCTGGTTCCTGATCATCGTGGGAGCGCTGCAAGTCTGGCACTGGATCAAGGACGCAATGCAATGATCATACAGCTTCGAGGAACGAGCGGCTCCGGCAAGAGCACACTGGCGCGGCGCGTCATGGAGCTCTACACTGGCACCCGGTTGCGCATCAAAGGCGAGCCGGTTCCTGGCAAGCCCAGGAAGCAGCCAGTGGGCTACCTCAACTCGCGCGCCAACCCGTCGATCAGCGGGCCGGACATGCAAGTGCGGTTCGCTCCGAGCCTCTTCGTCCCTGGGCACTACGAAACCGCCTGCGGCGGCGCGGACACGATCACGCAGATCGACTACACCTTCGGGCTGGTTCGCGAAGCGGTCACCCACGGCCACGACGTTCTGTTCGAGGGCCTGCTGCTCTCCGCAGACGTCAACAAGGTCGCGGCGCTCATGGACCTGAACGTCCCGATGCACGCGATCATCCTGAACATCCCACTGGAGGAATGCCTCGACAGCGTGAACGCTCGACGCCGCGCCAAGAAGGGCGACGCCGCTCCAGGTGTGAACCCGAAGAACACGGCGTCCAAGCACAAGGGCGTCATGAGCACGATCGACCGCCTCGCAGCGGCAGGCATCCAGCCGTGGATCTTCACCGGCCCTGCTGCGGACGCGCGCGAGCAGGCGTTCCTCAAGGTGCGGGAGCTCCTCAATGTTTAGCTTGGAGCGCGTCGAAGACTTCTTCACATACGCGCGCAAGCGGTACGCGATCAAGCTGGAGAAGGAAGCCGGGTCAACGCACCCGCTAACCGACGACCCGATCCTGCAGCGCTACTCGTTCTGCAACGTGCATCGCGAAGACGACAAGACCACGCGGTGGTTCCGCGACAACGTGCGCTCGAAGTACGACTGGGACGCGGAGCTCGTCACGCAGGCCACGTTCATCTTCCGCTGGTTCAACCGCATCGAGACGGGCGAGGTTCTGCTGAAGCACGACCTCTACGAGAACTGGCACCCCTGGAAGTGCATCAACGCGCTGCGCGGGCGCGAGCCGGTTGTGACCGGGGCGTACATGGTGAAGACGCCCAAGGACATGAGCAAGCTGGACGGCGTGGTGCAGTGCATCCAGCTGGCGTTCAACGAAGGCATCCCCACGCGAGTTGCGCTCCAGGCGGGCTCGCTCGAAGCGGCGCACACGATGTTCATGGACGCGCCCTACGTTGGCGCGTTCGTAGCGTACGAGCTCGTCACGGACCTGCGGCACACCCGCGTGCTGCGCGACGCCCACGACATCAACACCTGGGCTTCTCCCGGACCCGGCGCTGCGCGCGGACTGGATCGCCTCTGCGGACATCCCCTGGGCACCCGCCGCTACGCGCTACCCTCGCATCGCGCCAACATGCTGCTCGAAATGCAGCAGCTGCTCGCAATGTCGAAGGTCGAGAAGATGTGGCCGCAGTCGTGGCCGGTGTGGGAGCTCCGGGAGGTCGAGCACACGCTCTGCGAGTACGACAAGTATGAGCGATTGCGTTTAGGCGAAGGCAAGGTCAAGGGTCGCTACAAAGGTGGAGAACGGTAATGCAGGTAATCAACGTCCGCAACGTCAGCGAAGCGCTCCCGGTGGGAGTGGAGTTCCTGCGCGTGTACGGCGCGAAGCGGGAGAGCCGCAACGGACCGGTGCTGGTCGCGCCTTGCCCAGTGACGACGGTGTACGAGCGTCCTTGGGAGCGCGTGCTCCTGTACGGCGAGCGTGACGCCAACCCGTTCTTCCACGTGTTCGAGGCGGCGTGGATGCTCGCTGGTCGCGACGACGTCAAGAGCGTGGCGAAGTACGTCAGCCGCATGAAGACGTATAGCGACGACGGCAAGACCCTGCACGGCGCATACGGTGCGCGCTGGCGCAACTGGTTCCCCAACGAGTTCGGCGACGGCAACCCGATCGACCAGCTGGCCTGGGCAGTGCGCCGCTTGCGTGCCAACCCCGACGACCGGCGCGTGGTCATCCAAATGTGGGACGCGGGCACCGACATCGCCACGGCTGACACCAACGGCAAGGACGTTCCCTGCAACACGCAGATGTACGTGTGGATCGACGTCGAGGGCCGGTTGTCGCTGACGATCACTTGCCGCTCGAACGACATGGTGTGGGGAGCCTACGGCGCGAACGCTGTGCACTTCTCGTACGTGCAGCAGTTCCTGGCGGAAGCGATCGGCGTGCCCATGGGCAAGCTGTACCAGATCAGCAACAACTACCACGGCTACCTCAACACGCTGGAGCCGCTGTTCGGCATGCCGCTCGACCAGCCCTATGCGAGCTCGGAGTGGACGAGCGCTGCGGAGAACCAGTTCCGCTTGTGCGACGCGGGCGAAGACGGCGTGCGCATCTTCACCGAAGACCTTGCGCTCTTCCTGGACGAGAAGGTGACGCTCGGCATCCGCTCGCCTTGGATCAGGAAGGTGCTGCAGCCGATCGTCATGGCGCATCGCGCCTACAAGGAACGGGACGACAACGAGCGCTTCGAGAAGGCGCACGAGATCGTCAAGCAGATGCAGCGTCACAGCCCCGACTGGTACGCAGCGTGCGTGACGTGGTTGGCACGTCGAGAAGAGCAGGCGCGTCGCGCCAAGGACGATGGAGTGAGTCATGCGTAAGATACTACTAGCACTGGCGTTCGTTGCAGGCTGCTCTGGGCCTCCAGCCGAAGAGCCGATCGACTACGTCGCCTTGAGCGAAGCGGTGCAGCAGTCGCAGAACTACGCGCTGCACGGCCAGACGTTCGAGGGCGCGGCGGTGCGGCTGGTCGAAGAGGGGCGCTGCACTGTTGGCGACCTCGCCAGCATCGGCGGCTTCATCCGCTCTGACATGGAGTTTCCTGACGAGCCGGTGTACTTCACGTATTGCGGTTTGACCAGCGGCGAGCGAGCGTCTGCCTCGAAGGTTTACCTCAACGTGCAGACGGGAGTGATAACGTGAGGCTGTTCGCCAACCGCGTGTACAAGTCCGGCACTGGCATCCAGTGGTGCTTCTGGCGCTGGTCGGATGCCCAGGAGCCGTACCTGACGCGCCTGTTCGTCTTCAAGACGCCCTGGTTCGCGTTGTGCTGGAACCACATCAAGCAAGAGGATGTGGGTGACCCGCACGACCACACCAGCGCGTTCCTGTCCATCCCGCTCTGGGGCTGGTACCGCGAGCAGCGCCTGATCGGTGGGAGCGAGTTCCTCGCGGTGCGCAGCATCGTGAACTGGAACTACGTGCGCGGCTGTAACTGGGACGCTCACCGCATCCTGGAGGTCAGCAAGGGCGGCATGTACAGCCTCTGCCTCATGGGTCCGAAGGTGCGCGAGTGGTACTACCACACGCCGGAAGGGCTCGTCCATTGGGCCGCTTACAAAGGTGCAGCATGAGCCTCATGATCGACGCCAACGAGATCGCGCGCTGCGTGGTCCAAGCCCGCTGCGGCGGCGCGACGCAGCGCTGTCACAACATCCGCCACATCGGCGAGTACAGCAACGCAGCGCACTCCTGGGGCGTCGCCATGCTGATGTGGCACCTGTGGCCGCAGGACTTCCCGAAGCTGGCGATCTACTGCCTCAGTCACGACGTCCCGGAAGGGTGGGTAGGCGACATCCCGTCTCCCACGCTCCGCCACGTCCCTGGGCTTGCGGACAGCCTGAAGGAGATCGAGGCGGGCATCAACCGCGACCTTGGGCTCCCCGGCGAAAGGGATGGGCTGACGCCGGAAGAGCACGCAAAGCTGAAGGCTTGCGACCGCATGGAGTTCTGGCTGTGGACGCTGGAGCAGCGGACGCTCGGCAACCACTTCGTGATTGGCGCACAGAGCTCGGTCGAGCAGACCATGCAGGACATGCCGGAGCCAGCGCTCAGCGTGTACCGGCACATCAAGCGGGGCAACCTGCTCCCGAAGCAGGCAGGCGTGGTAGAGGAGGCGGTGAAGCGTTATGCAGAAAGCGAATGACATGCAGGTGGGCGGCTCCCACTACGCGGCGGCGTACCAGCACTGGGACTTGGTTGAGGACTGGGGCGTTGGCTACCTCGAAGGTTGCGCCACCAAGTACCTGACGCGCTGGCGCAAGAAGAACGGCGTGCAGGACTTGGAGAAGGCGTTGCACTACGCAACCAAGCTGCTGGAGATCGCCACCGACACGACGAACCGGATGCGCGCACGTGCCAATCGTGGCCGCGTCGGCGGCGAAGCGCTCGACCGCTTCTTGGTGTCGAACGAGGTCGGCGCGGTTGAGTCGCTGATCATTACGGACCTGCTCAACTGGAGCGACCCGCAGCACATTGGCCGCGCGATCGCCAGCCTGAAAGAACTGATCAATGTCGCCCGCTCCGAAACCGCCTCCGCATAGTCCGGCGCACCAAGGGGGCCACGGCTTCCTTGGGCCGATCCTTATCATGAGCGCGCTGGTCATCCTGTTCTGCGGACTGATCCTGCTCAACCGCGCTTCGCTCGAAGCCCAGGAGCGGTTGGAGTGGAAGCAAGAGGAAGACCAGCGCGCGGAGTGGGGAGCGGGGCGTGAGACGGGCATGCGCATCGAGCGCGACCCGATCACCGGCTGCGAGTACCTTGTGACGCCGGAAGGTGTCGCGCCGCGCCTGGGCATCGACGGCTTGCCGCGTTGCCCTGTGCGCCTGACCGACGAAGGACAGATCAATGGCGAGCCTTAAGGGTGCGCGCTCCAAGACCCTTGAGTCGCCACGAGGCACGCTCCAGGGAACCTTGTTCGCTCCAGACATCACGTGGCAACCGCCAGAGCTCGGCACACTCCCCGACTGGGGCGATGCCAAGCGCGTGGCGATTGACGTCGAGACGAGGGACGAGAGCCTCAAGGAGCTCGGACCCGGTTGCCGACGCCCGGACAGCTACGTGTGCGGCTACAGCTTCGCCATTGAAGACGGGCCGAAGCACTACGTCCCGTTCCGCCACCTTGGCGGTAGCAACGTAGACGAGCAGCAAGCGCTCTCGTACCTCCGCACCCAGGCGAAGAACTTTCGCGGCACGCTGGTCGGCATGAACATGCAGTACGACCTCGACTGGCTCGCCACCGAAGACATCCACTTCAACCCGGAGTGGTACCGCGACGTCATGATTGCGGAGCCGCTGATCGACGAACTGCAGAACAGCTACGCCCTGCGCGCGCTGGCAGAGCGCTACAAGCTACCGGGCAAGCAGCAGTCCAAGCTGGAGGAGGCGGCGCGCGCCCACGGCGTCGACCCGAAGGGCGGCATGTGGAAGCTCCCTGGGCACTACGTAGGTGAGTACGGCGAGCAAGACGCGGCGCTCCCGCTGACGATCCTTCGGCGGCAAGAGAAGCACATCGAAGAGCAGAACCTGTGGCAAGTGTTCAACCTGGAGAGCAAGGTGCTCCCGGTCCTGGTGAAGATGCGTCGGCGCGGCGTTCGCTTCTCGTGGGACCGTCTGCGTGAGATTGAGAACTGGACGCTCAAGGAAGAGGAGGCGGCGCTCGGCATGGTGCGCCAGCTGACTGGCGTCCGCATCCCGGTGGGCGACGTTTGGAAGTCGGAACTGGTGGCCCAGGCGCTGCAGGCGATCGGCGTGAAAGTCCCGACGACGAACGCGGGCAAGGCGTCCATCCAAAAGGACTACCTCAGCAAGATCGACCACGACGTCGCACGCCAGCTGGAGCGAGCGCGCAAGGTCAACAAGCTGCGCACGACGTTCGCACAGTCGATCCGGACCTACGCCATTGGCGACCGCATTCACTGCACGTTCAACCAGCTGCGCGCGAGCAAGGACGAAGACGACGACAGCGAGG